GCGATGTGGCTTTACCTTTTATATAACGAGGGACATTGAGGGTCGCATCAATAGCGATATTGCTTGAAGTGTCTGCCTGTACGAAGAACTCACGCACACCTGCGTAACCTTCACGGTTAGTGGCGAAGTAAACATACTCGCCAGCACCAACTGGTTCAGCTTGTAAACTAGATTCATATTCAGTTGTCTGGTTGATGGACACAGTTTCAGGAGTCAGTGAGTCACCCGCATTCAACATGAACTGGGTTTGGTCAGAGAACAGTAACAATGTCTCGTTAAAGGGAATCGCATGGCGAAGGATAGACACCTTGGTATGACTTACAGCCACATCTATAGGGTCAGTTGCCAGTAAGGTTGTGACAGTCTCAGGGTAGAATGAGAAGTAACTCCCTGAACGACTGAAGATAACATTCTCATCTGCAATCACGCCTAAGCGGTTGCGATGAAAGAACACATCATTCAGCTTACGTCCAATGAAGCTAGGTTCAGGCGCTGAATCCATATCACCTACTGAACGGTCATCCCATTCATTAGGTTCAAACGTGAATGTGCCATCAGCCTCACGGGTAAGAGTCCACGGCATAGTGGCATCATCAATAGTGGTATCAGCACCATCGCCTAGGGTTTCTTTCCAGATGCCTACAGCGTCATCACTCTCTTCATATTCAACGTAATAGTTATCACTGTCAGAAGCTTTCTCACCTATGATTTCAATCTTGAAACCTGTGAATGCTCTGCGTGGTAAGTCAGAGAACTTTTGGATAGAGCCTTTAGCTGCAATCAAAGCTGAGTTACCGAAAGAATCTTCAGTTCTTAAAGTGAAATCAAAGCCATCTGTCCGTTGAATGCGGATAGCATTGCCTTTAAGCGTGAGCGTGTAGACGTTGCCACAGTTAGCAGAGAGTTGGTTGCCCAGTTCTTGTGCGATGTAGTTAGTTTTAAGCTCACTCTTGATATCTTCTGCAGTTGTGAAGCTTGCCTTTTCTACGTCATCAATGAAGACCTTATAGTCTGTCGAGTAGTTACCCTGCTTAACATGGACGATACCTTCAGGATAAGGAGCTGTGGTTGTGCTTGGTAATACTGCAGTGGTGATTGTCTTGTTCAACACAAACGTGTGGTCAGCAATAGTCACTGCTTTAAAGTCTACCAAGGGGTTACCTGTGGATAGATAGGAATAACCAGCAGGTGTATTCACAGTGAACTCAGTGCCTGCAAAGTCAAACACACGCAAAGCTGTGTTAGTGGCAAGGACTAAGTACCGTTCATTAATATCACGGTTGATAGTGTGGATGAAGTATTCATCACTGGAGCCAGCATTAGTAATCAGGTCAGCCATGTGTTCAGTAGGTGGGCGCTTACGCAAACCACTGATGATTGAACTAAAAGCATTTACTTGCTCTTCACCTTGAGAAAGCAGGCGTACACTTGGAGATTGCTGGGATACACCGTTAGCTAAGTTAGGTATTGAACTACTTACTAGGCCCATGTGTTACCTCATTAAGATTCGGCTTACGTCAGAGTTTCCTGTCAGAATGTTGTAATCTGCATTCTCTGATTCCATAAGGCGTAGTGTTGTTAGTGCTTGGTATTCATCTTCCCGATTCATGTTATGTAATGAGTCAGAGCTAAGTGTGCGGTCTTGGAACACACGGGATGAACGGAGAACAATGTAGCGCCTTGCAGCCTCTGGGATTTCCTCAAAGCTAAGTAAGAGGATGAGGTCACATTTAACCGCTTCATCGAAAATATATGTATGGTTGAGCCTGTCGTAGGCGCGAGAACCGCGTTGTACCAAGTCATGCTTGTGGGATACATTGCTTGAATCCACAGACATGATGTTAGTAGGCAGAGACAGCTCACCATTTTGGTTAGGTGTAAGCGGATAGTTGTATTCGTAATTGAAGAACCACCCTTGGCTTTGAACCTCACGGTTCACTGATTGCAAGACTGATAGAGCAGTGATGGCATCCACAGAAGTCATGTTAACTAATGTGTTGACGGGTGCTTCACCAATCGTGTTCAGCATTGTGTTGACTGCTTCTAGTTCAGTCGTAGGTGCTAGTGACATACCGTGTCCTTTATATAGAGGATAAAAAAAAGGGAACCGAAGTTCCCTTGATGTATGCTTACGAAGTCTTAAGTTCGATAGCAGCTTCTGGACGTAGAACGCCACTGCCCATTGCGTACTTAGCAACGAACAAAGTGCCTTGACGGCGAATGTCGTACTCAGACTCAAGAGCCAAGTCCAACAACTTCACAGTACCAATAGCAGACTGATGGAATACCACAGCCTTAGTCTTGGTGAAGTCACCAGCATAAGTGTTGTTCTCACCAGCTACGGCAGTTTGAGAGCCTGTAGGTAAGTGGTTAGACATCACGATAGCAATACCTGCTACACGGATAACCTTAGCATCAGCGTATACACCAGCACCGCCCCAATCTTTGTTCATGATTGTGGTGTCTTGTGCTAGCTTGTAGTAGATAGCAGGAGATACAACAGCTACACGGCCATCAGCTGGGATGTCCTTGCCGTCCATCTCTTCAGCAGCTTCAAACAAAGCAGCGATGATGTTGGCAGTAGTAGTGTAGTTAGCCTTAGCGATTTGAGTACCAGACTTGCCAGTACCAGTGATAGTCTCAGAAGTACGAGCAGCGTTAACTACCATACGAAGAGCGTTCTTGTCGAAGGTGTTAGCCAACGCATTGCCTAACTCAGAAGTGTAAGTAGAACGAACATCGAAGTGGTTCTTAGCTTCATCAAGTGAGGCGATGAAAGCTGGTGCTACAAGCAAGTCATCAACAGCAATTACTTTCTCAGCATGCTTTACAGAACCGCCAGTGATTTCTTCACCAACAGAATGGTAAGCAGCAGATGCAGTACCCATTACTGGGAAGCTAGCAGATTTGCCGTTAGAGATAGTACGGACTTGGTGTAAGCCCATCATGATGTTCTTTTCTTCAAACTGGGTGATTACTTCACCAGCGAATAGCTTTAGGAATAGAGCATCAGTTGCGCCAGCGCCATTGCTTTGGCCTAGACGAGATACAGTTGCATTAGTCATTTTAAAATTTCCTTTAATGAGGATTGAAGTTTCAAGTTTTGTGTTGTGTTTCCTTGAGGCTTCAGCACTCAATAACCGCCCACAGCGTTATCCTCCGCAGAGGCGCAGTTTCTTTGTCATTAATAGCTTGGGGCTTTGGGGAAGGATGGCCCAATACAGGGCCGTGTTTTGTTACAAGATTGAGGAATTAGAGAGCTTGTTCTGGACACTCTGCCGGAATGCTGAGTCCTTCGCATAACGAGGGTCACGCATGGCTTCGGTTAACTGAGCTACGCTATCAAAGCGACCACCTGCATTTGCAGCAGCAGTGTCACCACTAATCAACTTAGGGTCACTACCGTTGGCGGCTGTATAACGAGCTTTTAAACCATGGACAGCCATCTGAATCTGGTCAGAGTTACCGCTATTCATAGTTGCGTTGTAAGCTTCTACTTCACCAGCGTTCAGGTTCGTACTTGCCCATCCCATCATGGTTGTATAAGTCTCTTCACCACCCACACTATCGAACATCTTTGTTCGCATTGAGGCGGCTAGTTGTTCTTGACCAGCGATGTATGAGTCTACGACTTCACGCGGAATTCCTGACTTAGCCAGTGATTCATAGGTGTCATCAGTTAAACCTTGATTTGCTTGATACTCTGATTGAAGAGCATCGAAATCTAAGCCTGCGTTCTCAACTGCTTCTTCTACGCCATCAGTTGGAATCTCAGTCTCAGTGGCTGCAGTTTCTTCTTCTGCTTCTTTGCCACCAGACATCTTCTTCTCTAATGCTGCATAGGATTTAGCGAGGTCTTCAGGTGTCTTGAACTTTTCTGGTAACCATTCAGGCCGGTCATCCGTAGTGGATTCTAGGTTCTCCTGCTGGGGTTCTTGTTGGGCAGTTTCCGCCTTTGCCACCATCGCATCTACATGCTCTTGTGTTTCAGGTTGTGGCTCTTGCCTAATCTCTACTGTTTCTACCATTATGCTTGTTCATTTCCTTGGGGTTGTTGTGCCATCATCTGCTCTTTAACAGCATCAAATGCTTGAGGCGCTAATTGCTGCCCTGTTTGTTGCATCATCTGTTGTTGAGCTTCTTGTTGAATTTCTTCGTCAGACTTAATCAGGCCTTTCATATCAATACCCAATGACGTACCAACACGGGAGATATAATCACCGATGTTCATGTACTTCATGAGTGTCTCTGGGCCTAGCTGACCAAGCTGTTCTAACATGGCTGCAAGTTTGTTTAAATCATGGCCTCGGCCTAGTGCTTCTAAGCCTGTCACGATTGTGGGTTGTACAATACCTTTAGGCAGCGAAGGAACTTTGCGTTGCTTCTGCATTTGTAAAAGTAAGCGGTTTACTAAAGGCAGCTGGAATTCCTGTGACAAGATTGAGTAGATACCACCTAGGGCATCCTCAAGTTCTCCTGCCATGTAGCGGATTTCTTCAGCTGTTACACGTTCAGCGTTGCGCTGTACTGATGAGTTCATCAAGAATGCGAAAGCTAATCGCTCTTTGATTTCCTGTGCAGTTTGATAGGCAATCTGGAAGTCGCCCTGCTTCTGCACTTGAAGTGTGGTTACGTCATTAGCATCACCTTCACGGATTGCTCCATTAGGTGCTTCAGCTAAGACCCGCGCACGGGTTGTGCCATTAGGTCTGACTAAGAACAGAACTTTAGCTGCTGCTGCAGAACCTTCAACAATGGCTTGTGTCAAAGTCTCTAGCGACTTCAAGTCACCTAGGTATTCTTCAACATAACCACGGCCCCATGATTCACCATCAATACGAGAGAGTCGCAAAGGAATCCATGGAGTCTTGTCTAAAGGATAAGTACCTTCAGAGTCAGGGACAATCTGTCCTTTAAGCTCTTGGCTCACCTTCCACTTCTTACCATCACGGATGACACGGGTGTACAGTTCTACTGATTCATGCTCACCACCATCTTCTTTCTCACTATCAATGCCACATAAGGCTTGTAGTTCAGGAGCAAGTGTTTCAGGTGAGATGTCTTCTTTGGTAATCATCTCAAGCGGATTGCCCATAGGGTCACGCTTGATGACGTACCTGTCCATGTGGAATACACGCATACCACCTTCCTTTTCAGGGAGGTACAGTAAGACGTTACCAGCTACCAGTAGATGCTTAAGAGCTTCAAAGGTAGCAATACGCACAGAGCTGGATTCAATCTCAGACATCACTGCACGTTCAATTGAGGACAATGCTTCTTCCACTTCAGCCCTAGCACCTTCTTGCTGGGTGAGTTCCTGTAACTTAAAGTCATCAACCGTTAAACGGAAGAACGGACTATTAGGAGGCACTAACGCTAGCAATAGCTTTGAGGCGAGGTTGTTCACACCACGCGCACCTATACCCTGAAAGGGTGTATCAAATTTGCTAGTGGCGTTATGGCCTGAATCAGGAACTAGAGTCGGGAGAGTCAGCTTGCTGCACTCTCTAGCTCTCGTAAGGAAAGGGTTCCGCAATGTCTCCAACTTTTCATATCGTTGGCGAATAGAGGTCATAGTGTCCTACTTGGTTGGAATGTTAGTACCTGTGGAAGAAGTACCGCCTACTTGACGCTCAATGCGTAGAGAGCTAGTGCCTTTCTTCTTACGGCTGGATTGTCCTCGTCTACTATCCGCATCACCATTCTGTCCAATCATTGGGACTTCAGGTGCTAGGTCAGCAGGAGGTGGTGGAGGTGGTGGTGCTTTCGGGGTTGAGCCAAAACACATATTCTAATGCTCCGTTATTTCAGTTTCATTTTGAGCATCCCAATGGATACGCAGGAGGCGTACCACATTAACAGCTCCTACATGGGCGAATATTTCCCGCTCAGTATCTTCTAATTCAGGAACACAATCGGGGATGATTTGTTCAAGATGTTCTAGAAGCGACAGAGGTATATATGGGAATGTTGTTAAATCATTTAAATCATTCATTTTCTTACCCTTATGGTGCAACTTTAGTGTACTTTATTGTTGTCAAGTGGGATTATGTCAAGCTATAATGTGCGCGCTTAAATAGAATGAGTAATACCTTGACGCAAGGGTCGGGTGGTTTGACGGATACAATACCCTTACGGGAAAGAAGTCAGTTCATTCATTCTATGAAAAGCATCGCCCGACCACCCCGCGTCTGCGTATTACTCATGCAGCATTAGTGTTCTTTGTGCCTATCAAAGGCCTCTATCCACATCTTACATTCCTTACTACGCACAACATCTTCAATACCAAATTCCACAACAGGGACAGGTAAGTTGAATTTCTGTGCAAGTTCAATAAGTTTGGCAAGTCCACTTGTCTGACGAATATCAGATTGTTTAATGTCACCGTTTATCACGATGCGGCAGTTATCACCGATGCGCGTTACAAACATCTGCATTTCTTCAGGTGTTGTATTCTGAGCCTCATCCATAATCACAAACGCATCATTGAATGAAGCACCACGCATGGTTTCAAATGGTGCTACGATAATCGCTTTGTTTCGTACAGCATTTTCGTAAGCACCGCCAAGATGTTTCTTAAGGACATCAACCACTGGAGCTGTCCACGGAGCCATCTTCTCTTCTAAAGTCCCGGGAAATGAACCTAAGCTACGAGAGCTAGGCACGTTGGGCCTCGTCAGGATTATCTTATCGATAGTTCCTTTGAGATATAGTTGAGATGCAAGGGTAGCTGCGACATATGTTTTGCCTGTGCCAGCACACCCAAGGCTGATGGTCTGTGTGTAGTTGTTAATTGCTTCAATGTAACGCGCCTGTCTATCAGTCTTAGCCACTAAAACGGCACGGGTATTACGCTCTTCAATAAACTTCTCTTTCACTTCACGCTTAGGTTTCTGCTTACGTTCTTTTCTAGACATGTTTACCATCCCCAAGTTTCACCGGACATACCATCCGCTGAGTAATCCGTTACGCGACCTTCGAAGAAATTCTTGAAGCTGTCGCCATTTAACACCCAATCTAGCCAAGGCAGTGGGTTCTCTGCTATATCCCAATTGGGCTTCAAGCCTAAGTTGGTTAATCGTCTATCTGCGATGAAACGGATGTAAGCTTTGACTTCACTTTGTGTGATACCTTCCACACCTCCCATCTCAAATGCCAAGTCAATAACCTTATCTTCAAGCTGGACAGCAGTGCGGTACATCTCG